TTATCCTGAATCCGGCTAAAGACATCTTTATTAAGTTCACGCAATCGCTCAATCTCATTGCACAGATCAGTGATGATTTTACGAGTAACATGGTAATCGTCAGTCTTAGCATACTTCAATGCTTTCTCTAGTAAATCATCTTTCATTATCAGCCTTTTTTACTGGTTTAATTTTCTTGTGTGTAATTTTACATGGACGCTGATCGCTTTCTAACAACATTCCAATTTGAATCATTTCATTAACTCTGCCACAAATGGAACTTAACTCAATACCAGTTAATTCAGAAAGTTCTCTTCGTGAATAGTCCTTTCCAGATTCCATAGTATTAAATATTAACATAGCTTGAAGACCAACTTTACCACTATCTTTATGTTCTTCATAAGCCATAATTGAAGTATACGCTACGCTCATATCGTCTCCTGTATTTCTAACATTCTGCCTGTTGATGGATTGTATAGCAAGTCACCAGCACCGCCAGTGTAACCGCTAAAGCGATTCTTTAAAACCCTAACATGAGTGGTGTTTCTCTCCACCATGTCAGTAGCCTGTCCATTACGCTCAAGTCCGATCACGATGTCAGATAACTGTGCAATCGATCCAGAGCCACGCAGTTGCGCCAAAGAAGTAACAGCGCCTTCCTCGTGACCTTTGCTTTCAGGACGCTTTAAGTGCGACACACATAGTAGACTAATCCCTGTTTCTTGCACCAACATCCGCAAGCGTGTCATAATCGCATCCAAAGCCTTTCGTTCATCCCCAACATCACCCCCGCTAACAATGATACTAATGTGATCCAAGACCACATAGCCACAGTTAAGTCCTTTTGCCATGTAACGGACACGATTAACAATGTTATCAAGATTACTACTTCCAAAATGATCAAACAGATAAAGGCGGTCAGTGCCAAGTGTTCGATTAAATCCATCTTTGAGTTCCTCCTCAGTTACATCCACATCAGGTAAGTGAATGGGTTTGTTCAATGCCAAAGACATCAGCGATCTAGCAGTTTTCCTAACGCCTTCTTCCAAGAACATCATCCCGATATTGTCCTCGGTCTTGCTCAGAATATGCCACACAATCTCACGCAAGAACTGTGATTTGCCTAATCCTGATCCCGCCGTAATCATCACTAACTCGCCTTTACGAATGCCATAGGTTAGTTTGTTTATACCAGAATAGGGATAATCGACTTCTGCTTTGTCAATCGGTTTAGATACCACATCCCACAGTGTAGAGCCTTGGATGATCCCGTCAGGCACATACTGCTCTGATCTCCACCAATCATCAACAAACTCCTTATCTGCCTTGATCTTGAGATAGTCCGATGCGTCTTTGAGTCCTGTTCGCATCTTCATCATCTTGACTTTGCCACCGAATAACTCAGCAACAGATTGCATTGCTTTCTGTCCGGCTTCATCACCATCAAAGCATAAGACAATGTTCTCGAATGAATCGATGTATTCGTATTGCGCCTTACAATCCCTTAAAGCAGCCGATGCACCATTGCGAATCGATACCACCGGATACTTAGCGCCCATCATCTGAAACGCTGATAGTGCGTCTAATTCACCCTCGCAGATCGTTAAGAATCTACCGCCTTTAGGGAAACAGTTTTGACCAAATAAGAGCGTAGAGCCAAACTCACCAGCAATCGAGAATGATTTAGAACTAATGAGCCTAATCTTAATAGCAGATAGCACACCATCATTATCAAAGTAAGGGTAATAGTGCTTGTTAACATCTTGCTTAACCCCGTATTTTAAGCAAACAGCCGAAGAAATACCACGATCACTGATAGCACCAGAAGTAGCATTGTCATAGAATTGTAAGTCCTTATTCATAGGTTTAATTTCTCTTGTTGATATTTCACCGGCTTGATCGACATAGGTCAAACAGACATGGCAATAGGTGTGTCCATCGTCATACAGACTGTTGCCATCGCTTGATCCACACCGATCACAGCCAATGTGTTTAATAAACTTACTTTGCTTTTCAGCCAGCATTCTTTTTATTACCTTTCTTAGTTTCTGTTTCTTGTGCATCAATGTGAGCCATCATCGCTTGACCTGAAATTAGGTTAATCTGATCTTGATAGCGTTTTACTGTGTCATGGATAAACCACATAGTTCCGCTAGTGAGATCATCAGGATCAGCCGATGCCAATGTTTCTAATACAGCCGTAAACGATTGCATCTGAAATTCTAGCGTATCTAACGCATTGCTTAAATCATAATACTGTGTCATAAATCCTCCTAAGTTGTAAAATGTAACATAAATGTATCCTTATAGGCTGTAATGTAACGATAATGTTACCTTACATCTATAACACCCTGCACCCTAACACGATGCGGGAACTCCTGCTCAATCCAAAAACAACGATAAATCCCATCTTTAACACTTAACCAAGCCTCATAACGCTGATACTTGCCTGTTGCGTCAATGCAATCATTATGCTCAAAATGCGCCTGATTAGCAACCCAACCACACACAACACCGAGTGCAAACACTCCAACAAAAATAATCTCTTTCATTTCTCTTGTGCCTTTCTTAGTATTGCTCTAGCAAATTCAATCCAGCCTTCATTAGAATCAATATGGTTTACAACTGCATTACCTACTGCAATTATTTCCTCATCTGTTAGTTCTTTTACTGGATGGGTATAGAGTGGAATCAAGTCTGTAAAACCCATTTCTACAAAGTAATCTGCACTTCTTGATACATCTCCACCTTGGCTCATCCACGCTACTGGTTCATTGTTCATTCATCAATCTCCTCCGCTACTGCTCTACCAACTAATCGATTAACCTTATCAGCAATCGCCGTTGATAAATCGTCCATGACCTTGTCATAGCCATAATCCCCAATTAAATCAACCATATCCATCATTATGAAATGGTATCTTGCTTCTTCGTTATGATGCATAAATCCTCCTTGTAGTTGAGACAATATCATAGATTAATAATAAATACAATTGCATAAAAACAACACTTGCTATTGACAGAATCATCAAAGTATGCTACCCTCACTATATAGATTCTGCATTGTTCTTTAGATCTCTAGAGCTTTAGAGTTTAAATAATAATCTAAATAATATAACTATATTATCTATAAAGGTCTTTAGTGCTCTAACGATCTGCATAGACATCACCATGAAAGTCATCTAAATCAACAGAATCTTGATAATAATCGTATTCAGCGTCAGGACTAGGCATCTCTGTTTCATGTAACAGGTCTTTTCTGTCGATTGTTGGTATCAAGATCTCTAAACCTGTGTAGCAATCTTGACACATATCCAGATACTTACCATCGAGGGTTTTCCGAGTAGCTTCGTAATCATTTAATAATTTATCACATACTGTGCAGTGCATCATTTTCTCCTAAAGTTTATCGCAGTTAATAATTTTACCATCAGCACAAATATAGCATACTGTTGTGCCTTTGGGTGTATCAATAATAACAGTTTTACAAGCATAGACTCCGCTTGATACCACCATTGAGGTCAGGAAAGCTAGTAATTTCATTTTAATTCCTTTCAGGTTAGTTACAACGATCCCAGTATTACATAAATTTTATTTGTCAACATTAGGATAAACCCTAACCCACCATTTAGGTCACCCTTCAGGTCACCTTAGCCTACCATTTAGGTCACCACTTAAGTCACCATTCTAGTCATATAAGCGGGAAATTGTATATAATGAGAAACATTTTATAATATGAAAATATGTAAAAATCTCGAGCTGTAAACCTAGGGTAAACCCTAATTCAATTTTAAGGGCATTTTTAGGGCTTTTGAGCCGTTTTTTAAGTTTAGGCTATCTACCCATTATAGAGGGTAAAATAATGCCTTATAGGGCTTTTAAAGGGCTTTAAAAGGGTATAGGTTATCTGTTAAGGGCTTTAGGGCTTTAATACAGGGCTTTAGGGCAATAAAAAACCCTGATCCATACAGCGATCAGGGCAAAGGGTTTAAGGGTTTATAGATCTAATATAGGAATATCAATAAGATCAATAATCGGATTCGCATAAAAAATTCATAGATCCTAGAAATAAGCGATCTCATTTTCTGCCCTTGCGATCTTAGATTCCTCACTAGATAACCATTCGAATATGTTTTTGGCATACGCAAAATCAGATATAGATCTGATAAAAGTATTTTCATCAATTTGATTATCCATAACCATAATTGCTAGATCCTGAAAACTAGCTAATCCGAATCGAGATATAAATCTTTTTGCTTGCGTATAGGATAGCGATCCTGCTTTATCGTATCCGAGATCAAAAAAATCATTAACAGCTAAATCTAATTCTCGATCTACATAATCATTAGCATTATCAATACTATTTTGAGATCCATAGCTTGAATAATTACCATAACCATAATTATAGGAATTGTAGTTATAGGAATAAGAATTGATTTTAGGTTTATCAGGATTTTCTAAAATCTGGCTTTCCCATAAAGTTAAATCATTTTCGGGATTAGCTTTCGCTGTATTGCTGGCACTCCATGCGTAAGTATTGGATAACCATAAACCTGCCCAATAAACTCCCTGATCCTGATTTATGACAGCTTGCCGTCCTAAGTTATCCATAATTACGAATTTATTACTTGTGCCAATATGATCCGAGATTATTTCATTAAATGATTCTGTAAAGGCATAATCGGGATTTTTAGCGAGCATAGGCACTAGGTAATTTTTAATATAGTGCCAAGTATCAGATTTGGATAAATCATCTTTATTGTCTGTATGCAAAATGCCATTGTGCATTAACCAGAGATCAATGCCATGATCTGCTTTATTTAATACTTCGTAAGGGTGACAGTTGATTAAATCAATATTGCCATGAGTTTTCATTCTTAAATGAAATGCACAATCAAATCCAAATATATGCTTTTCGTAAAAGTTTATAAAATCATCTGCATCTTTAGGCAAAATCTTTTCAATGATTAATTGATTATTTTTAGATCTCATAACCCCTATGCCGTCTGCATTGTAAGAATAAAAATCTTTTAACCATTCATGGGATAACTTCGGGCTAATTTTCGATTGTGTAATAAGTAAACACATAATATATAAATTCCTTTATAAGTTGATTAAATTAAATTTCTGCTGTTGATAATTGATTATTTTCAATTCTAGGATTTGGTTTATCCAATTCAGGCACATCAAATAAATGTGATTTTAGATATGCCCTAAGATATTTGGTATCGGATCTATTTTCTGGCTTACAGATAAACTGAATGAAATTATCTGTATTGAGATCTTGATACCCGTTATCTTTACAGAAAAACCATGTTGCATAAGTAAATTCTAAACATGACATTATTGATTCGAATTTCAGAGTGCCTTTAAATAACCTAAACTCTATCGTATTGTCATTATGAAAATTTAAACATTCATATCGATCTTCGTTTAATTGCCTTAATGGATCGCTAGATCGTTTAGCAGATTTGAGCCATGAATAATCTGCTTTCTTGTTTAATACCTTACAGAATCTATTACTAGATCTTCTAGCTATTGTTTTAATCAGCTTTTGATTACCAGAATCATTCATAAAGAGAATCATTTTTGTCGCATGATTTAATGTGACATTGTGTTTATCAATATGAATATGTAATCCGCAAGTTGATGTGTCATGGGATCTTAAACCCCGAATTGGTTTTTTGAAATATGCTAATTGCTTTTCGTGCACATCTAAACCTGTATATCCCGTTACTAATTCAAACCCATGATTCAATGATCCATCATCTTCAGCTAAACAATATGTGTATCGATCATTTTGATTATCTGTATATACGCCAATATTGCTTAAAATCATTTCTGCTTTATCGGATCTCGAATAATCTTCGTTTACTTCAATTTCTAATTCTAAACCTAGGAATATTTGAGATTTTCGTTTATCGAATAGTGATGGAATTTTGCCTAGATTATCTGCCGAGGAATGATACTCACCAATAATCGAATCATCATCATCATTTTCATGATAGTTTTCATCATCTTGATGGACATATTGCCCTGATCGATCATGATAGTAATATTCCTCGAAACAACTATTGCAAACTATTCTATCTCCATCATAAGCAGTATGAAAATTACTATCGATCTCCACTACTCCACAATCCTCGCAAATTCCAAAATCATAATGATTAAATTTGCTATTAAATAGATCCACTACATCATTCATAGATGATCTGATAGTGCGATATTCATAATCATTGATTAGATCAATAGCTTGATCGTGATCCTGATCTTTTACAGCTTGCGAGAATAAACTAGCGAATTGTTTTCTTAATACTTTTCGATTCAATAAAGCAGATAAGGCGCAACCAATATCTCTATGATATTTTCTATTCCCTGCAACATTGTCTTTCATGCGGGTTCTAATCTGATCCTTAGCATGATCTAGTCTGTAATTGTCTTTATAGTGTTTATAAATTTGCATTAAATTCATGGTATTAAATCCTTTATAAGTTGATTAAATAGAATTGAGTAATGCTCTTACAGCTTGAATGATTACATAAGCCACACATAGGAATAACACTACATTCCACAGCTTATCTTTTGTGTATTGATTCATATAAAACCCTTTATAGAATATGCCGATATTGGCACTATCGATTGTAAAGCCCTGTAAAGCCCTGTAATTAGTAATAACCCTATGTTTACTATATTCTTTAGTTATATTGTCTAACCCCTAAATGCCTGTATTGGTTATATGCTTAATAGTGTATATATAGGTACATCTCAAGCCCTTACTTACCAGCTTTTAAGCCAGCATAGTTAAAATCTATTAAGATCTATAAAATCGATAGTTTTTCGCTATCGGGGGGAGGGGTCTGTGTAGTGACAGTAATTTGCTGTAGCCGCTATAGCATACAAAATAGTAAAAATAGACTATATTGCACTGCAATGTAAGTCCCTGATAACAAAAGAAGAAATAAATAGGGACAGAGTAGACAATAAAGGGACACAGTCGCTAGTGGAATCTGCGCACCACAGGGTCGCTAGAGTTAAGTGCTCTCTAAAGAAAAAAACAACAAAGTACTTGACAAAAAAGAAAAAGTATGATATAGTTCTACCTATGTAGAAGCTGGTGACGAAGCGTTAGGGAAACTTCGATACAGTCTCTAGACATCTGATGCGGTGCTA